GCTCGCTCTCCTATCGTGCTACGCGAACGACCTCGCGAGGAACCGAGCCAGATTGACGGCTCCGTGCCCGATGCCCGCGAAAATCAAGATCGCAACAGCCGACGCCGCCAGGCATGCTCCGAGGCCAGACGGATCGCGGTCTCCGTAGATGCTCATGTCGTCTCCTTTTTCGATCATATGCCTTTCGGCGCGTGCTTCACGCGCCAGATGCCTACTCGCCTCGGGTCGGCTGCGTAAGCCTGGATGGTTCTAGGTTTTAGCCCTGTCGCAACAGCGCATTCGCTCGCTGTTCCAACCGCTACGATCTGGTTATTGCGCAGGACTATGTAACGCTCGCGCTCGGTCATTTCCCGTCGGACTCCTTCCACGCATCCCACACGTCGGGGTGATTCTCGGTCATGTAATAGGCCATGTCTTCGCAGTTGTACCCTTCTCCTATTGGATAGTTCCAATAGGCCATCATCTTCCTAACGTAATGGGCGCAACGGTCGCACTCGCGCCATGTGTACGCGCTCCCGCCCTCCACCAGCTTGGATACGGTATGCTCCTCGTCAACGTATATGCGTTTGCCGCAGTAATCGCAGCGGTGCTCCTTACGCGCCTTGACTCGTTTCGACGGCGCCAGCTCTACGGGCATTCAACTCCTCCTCGTTCTCGTAGTGATCGCACACGTCGGTCGGGCTCTCCACGCCGTCGTGCATGACGATCTTCTCTACTTCCTCGTCCTTCGGCGCGCCCCATGCTCGCTCTCCTATCGTGCTACGCGAACGACCTCGCGAGGAACCGAGCCAGATTGACGGCTCCGTGCCCGATGCCCGCGAAAATCAAGATCGCAACAGCCGACGCCGCCAGGCATGCTCCGAGGCCAGACGGATCGCGGTCTCCGTAGATGCTCATGTCGTCTCCTTTTTCGATCATATGCCTTTCGGCGCGTGCTTCACGCGCCAGATGCCTACTCGCCTCGGGTCGGCTGCGTAAGCCTGGATGGTTCTAGGTTTTAGCCCTGTCGCAACAGCGCATTCGCTCGCTGTTCCAACCGCTACGATCTGGTTATTGCGCAGGACTATGTAGCGCTCGCGTTCGGTCATTTTCCGTCCACCTCCCGAATCACAGTGTCGCAATAGCCGTAGGATGCATCGCCGCCGGAAAGCCGCACGGCGCATCGTCTGCAAAGTACCGCTCATGATTGGTGCGTTCAGGGGACATGGACAGGTCTATTTCCAGATCAAGCGCACACGATCTTTTCCCGACGAAAGCGACTCGCATTCCGTTATCAAGCACGTCTCCCTCGTACACGATGCGCCCCAGTTTGTCGCGAGGTATTGTATTAACCATGATCAGCTTCCTAATCCTCGAAAACGATTGTCCCATCGTCGTACTCGGCATCGAGCCACGCTCGGTATTCATCTGGCGTCATGTCGTGGACTGTGTAGCGGCGCGAGCAAGTCTGATCGTTGATGCGCACCACTCTGTCTACACTCACCCTGGACGGCCAACTATCGAACCGCACATCCATGCGCGCCGCCTTTTCAGGAGTGCCGAAGTAATGCTCCCAGTTCGTCATGGCTTAACCACCTTGGCTCTGCACTCTGGACAGTATTTCGGCATCTCTGCCCACACGTCGCCGTCCTCGTTGTATGCGTACACACCGCGTTCCGCATGACACGCCTCGCAGTGAAACACATGCTCGTCGCAATCGTAGTCTGCTCGATCTCCTGTTTTAAGGTCGATCATCTCGCACGTGCGTTCGCGGTACTCGTGGGCTTCGAGGAACCGCTCCTGTTCCGCATTCGATGCGTCTGCGCAGTTGAAATGCCCGCCCGCGTTGTCTGCGCACCAGCCGCATTCGAGGTCTTTGATTTGCCTGATATCGCTTTCGGTGAGCAGATACTTCTTCTCGCTCATTCGCCCGCCACCTTCGCGCCGCATCCGCCGCAGAACCTATACGGATCGTGCAGCTCGCTCCCGCATACGTCGCACGATACGCTCGTGCCTTTACAGATAGGTTTGCACGTGCGCTCCTTGACGTAGCCTTGCAGGGTTGCGGCCTCGTGGAACAGCTGCTCGTTGGTTCTGCGTACAAGGATGTCGGCCAGACTGTCCACGTCGATTCGGCAGATCACTTGAATCGTCTGATCTCCGACTTTGATCTCCGGTGACTTGTAATCGTTGAGGTCGATTTCGCTCATTTCTCACTCCCGTCATTACAGTACCGCGGTGTATAAGTGGCAGAGAAGTCTGGTCCGTTGGCAAGGTCGATGCCTACCTTCACTTCCTTGCAGTATTCGTTCCATTGATCGATGAACGGCTTCTTCCATTCAGACAAAACGCATACTTTAGGAGCTTGAACCGGAACGGAGAACCCACAATCGTTACATTTGACGGAATCGCCCTTCCTTGAAATGACGGGTCTTATCGAATTAGATTTGCATACGGGGCATGGTTGAAATTCACTCTTCATCGTCCCTCTCCTTCCAGCATCTTCATCAGCACCAACGCATCGCGGCGCAGCTTCCGCAAATCGTCAGATATTGCCGTCTTGGTCGAGCCGCGCCCGATCATGCCGCTATAAAGGTAGCTGCTTGATTCTCCGTTCATGCGTGATGAAACGTTCTCTGCGATGACTTCCGCCTCCAGTCGCAGCAGCTCGGCTTGGCGTTCGATGAGGCACATCACAGCACCGTACCCTCGATCTGGGCGACGATGCCGCCAGCTCCTTGTTCCGCGAGGGGCACGAACTCAAGTACACGCTCGCTCCATCCGGCTATGATGTCGGTCTTAGCACCGTGGAACTGCTGCGTACCGTACCCTTGAAGGTCGATGGCGTGAACCCAGCAATCGCTCCCGGTCTTGCGGCGGTACTCGTCGGCGACCTTCTGAACGGGATCGTTCCACCGGCTGTTCACTTCGTTGTCGGACAGCACGATGACGCGGTCCGCCCTCACCCCGTCGCGGATCATCGCGTCGAACGGGGCGTGCATGTTCGTGCCTCCGTGGTAGTACACCGAGGTATATACGCCCTCGGACTGCGCGAGAATACCTCCGCGTCGTGAAACGTTGACCTTGACCGCATCGTCGCTGAAAGCGTACAGGATGGCGTTGTCGGCTGACACGGCGGCGCACACTCCGAGAACGGAAGCTATCTCCATGGGGGTCGCGGTCGATTTTCTGCTGATGGGCGAATACGTCATGCTGCCGGAGCAATCGACGGCTATGACCGTCGTGCCGGGAAGCTCGGGCATATTGGCGACCGATGCCGACATTGCGTCCTCCAAAGCGTCGAGCACCTTTGAACCGGCGTTGGGCGCGCTTTTCATCTGCTTGTATGCGGTATGGAAACGGAACGGGAGCTGGCGCGATTTCTTCACGCGCTCTGGGTCGGCGATCATGGAGAGGATTTCATCGATGTTCGAGGGGTTCGCGTTGACCATGTTGCGGAGGTTTCTCAGAGCCGCCATGTATCCGATCTTGCGTTCAGCGATAAGGCGCTCCCACGTCTCTTTTGTGTTGCCGCTCTTGGAAAGCTCGGTTTCCCAGCTCGTCGGGACGGGCAGCGTCTCTTCGATGCAATCCTTGAACACGTCTCCGGGCTTGGGGTGGCACAGCTTGATCGCGTCGGCCATCTTGACGGCCTTGTCAGAACCCTGGTACTTTGCGACGGCGTAAGGAGGAGCGGCCTTCAACGCGTCCTTCAATCCTCGCCAGAGGCTGTTCGGAATCGGCTTGCCGTACATCGAGATATAGCATGCCAGAATCTCGGTGATGTCGTCGCCTCGAACGCAGCACTTTGCAATGGTCGTGCGAACGAAACCGGCGCCCTTGACCCTGTTCGCCAGCATCGCGCACAGGACGTGCGACACGTTGCGCATGTTGAACACGGTGCGGGCGTAGATCGCGAGCTTCGCCACGAACTCGGGTTCTTTCGCGATGACGGCGTATGCCGTCTCCATCAGCTCGCCGGAGTTGTCGCCGTAGTATTTCGGCTCGTTGAAGAAGGTGGTGAGAACCTGCGTGACCAGCTTCTCCTTGTCGGCCATCTTGTAGGCAGAATGCCCGCTTTTGTTCGCGGTCTTCGCGGTTGCCTTTGCGTTGAAATTGGACATGTGTTTCTCCTTGGAAAATAAAGAAGCGACCCTGTTCAGGAATCGCTTCGCGGGGGAATGCTGCGATGAAATCGGGATCGGAGTTTTTGGTCTGAATCATGGCATCAGAAGTAGCCGAACCCTGCGATGCGCAGCATCGTATGTATGGTGCCGTGTCAGGGAATCGAACCCCGCGACGTAGGAACTACGGGTTTACAGCCCGAGCCGCCTCCATAACGGCGTAACACGGCTTTGTCGGCTGCGATGAAAACGAGTACGGTACGTAAACGCTCTAACCAGCTGAGCTACCTCGCCCGTTCGGGCAAGGACGGGACTCGAACCCGCGGCCTCTCGATTACCAGTCGATGTAACCGATGCTCTGCGATGCGCAGCCTTGTAGCGTTCTCCAACCATGCGCGATGAAAACGGAATCGGCGTTTTTTTTTCGTGCTCTGCCTTTTGAGCTATCCAGAATGTCTCCAGAGTTGGACTCGAACCAACAACAACGCCATTAGAAGTGGAAGTAGCCGGTTCCTGCGATGCGCGCATGGTTTTCAAAGAGAGTGCGCTGATGAAAACGGAAACCGAAATGCGGACTCGAACCGCTTAGATTGTTTTCAAGACAATTTTTGATCCAAACGAAGTATCGGTTCCCTGCGATGCAGCGTGAAGCGATTATAGCATATTCGATTGTCAAAGTGCCGTGGAGCGGAGTTTCAGCTTGCTTTCTCCACCAGGTGCGGGATAAGATCGCGCCCTTCCTCGTCGACGATCCAGGCATGGTCGGTGTCTATGATCTTGAACGCCATTACCTCGTGCCGCTCGCAGTAGCAGTCGGCCACGGTGTCCCCGCAGAACACGTCGCGGCCTTTGGCGTCCACCACGCACATGCGGCCTTTGAAAAGCGGCGCATCTGAACCCATCCTTCACCTCGCTTCTTTTTTGCTTCCCGTTAGCCGTTAGCCGCTTTAGCCGTCCATTTCCTATAAACCCCTATTACCTATACTTATTACTTACTTCTTTTTCTTTAGGAATGTAGGCTAATACGGCTAATACGGCTAAAAGTGCAGTTCAACATATATTTTCTCGTTAGCCGTCGCTGTGTTTTGTCGGCTAAAAATCGACTTATCGTCGGCTAATTCACCAAGGTGAACAAAAATAGTTTTTCAAAACATCGGCTAATACGGCTAATACGGCTAAAAAGGTCAGTCTTCGGCTAACGTGACGGCCAACGGAATGTAGCAACGTTGAACACCATAATCCGAAGTTTTCGCCCTCCCATTGTTTTTCGGGTACTTCACCCACCCCTCGATCTTGTTCTGCATGATGCTGTGCATCTCGTTCACCAGGAAGCGGCTCTGCGCCCTGCACTGCTCCTCGGGAAGCGCCTCCTGGATCAGCTCCTGCGCGCACACGCGCACGTCCTCTTGGCGGCGCTGCGGCTTCGCCATCCATTCGGCCAGCTTCTCGTCGAGGTACTGCTGCACCATGCCGACGCGAGGATCGTCCTCCAGGTACTGCTCCTGCTTCTCCATGGCGAACGCAGCCGAACGTTCGTCTAGCACGAGCACGGGACGCTCCGTTTTGTAGACATGGACCGCCTCTGCCCATGCTTGCTCGAAATAACCGTCCGCTCCGTCGGCGAACAGGCTCATGGCCGGTTCGTTGATTCCGCATTCGACAGGAAGGAAACGGCGGTTCCCAGTGGTATCCGTGAGAAAATGCGGGTTGTTCGTCGTTCCGGCGAACACGCACGCTCGCGGCCTCTGCTCGGTCTCCCTGGCGTACTTCGGGCGTATCGTGTCCACCTGCGACGTTAGGAACGCCTTGATGCTCTCCACGTCGCGCTGCTTCTTCGCCGCCAAAAGCTCGGCCATCTCCACGATCCACAACCCGCGAAGTTTCTCAGCAGCAGCGTCGCCCTCGATGGTGTTGAAATTGTCGCAGTACCAGTCGGAGCAGTGCCCCAGCTTGCGGAGGAAGAACGATTTGCCGAGACCTTGCGGGCCGATGAGCACCGGCATGTAATCGAATTTCGTTCCAGGTTCATACGCCCTGGCTACCGCTCCCATCATGAACAGCCGCATGACAGCAACGTTGTAGTCGCTCATGTCGGTACCGAGAAAACATGGTAGCAGCGTGTCCATTCTAGGCTCCCCGTCCCATTCAAGACCGTCCATCCACGATGTTATCGGGTTGTACCGGTTGTGCATGGAGACTTCCGTAACGGCATCGATGGCTTTCTGCTTGCTCATCAAGCCGTAACGGCGTTCCAGGAAAGATGCAAGCCCGCAATAGTCCCAGTCGGCTATAGGCCGCTCCCCTTCGCCGTCGTCCCATGGAACAGGGAGCGTCAAGGTCTTGGTGTATGCGATGACGTTGAACCGGAACCGGCCAGCCAGCCTGTCATCGCGTTCAATAGCCTTGATGCAATTGCTGATGCTCTGGTGCGGCTTGCCGTTCTCGTTCTTCGACAGCGCGACCTTGATTTTCGTCGGGTCTTCCGCGTTGCCTTTCTCCTTCGTCAACGCGCTTTCGACCAATCGCCGAACCTCGTTATTGGAAAGAGGGGGATTGCACTTCTCTGCGTTCTCAGCCATCACTGCTGCGAGTATCGCCGAGTTGCTTAGTCCTTTGCTTTGCAGCGAGCATGCCATCTTGAAAAGCGTGTTGTTTCTTCCCCCGCTCTCGATCTCTCCGGGAACGGAAAGGGCTTTGTTGCTCTCGTCGTCCTTCTTGCCCTGAACGAACTCGATGAACGCCATAACGTTGCCGTCAGCTTCGGCGATTTCGTGCTTTCGCGGATCGCGCTCCCATGCGTACTGTGTCCCGTTCGGGTGGATCGATGGAGGAGCGACGATATAACCTCCGTCGCCCCGCACGTCAACTCCCAGCTTCGGGTTCGCCGAGCACCTTACCTCGCCGTCGATGCGGTAGAGCATGTGCAGCCCTCCGCGCCCTGTAACGGCTGTGGCGGTTTCAGGCAGCTTGCCGTTATCGTCCTCCCATTTGCGGAGCGTGGCCGTTCCGTCCTCGTCCTTCGCCTCGTCAACGTCAAGGTCTATGACCATTGTTCCGTTGCCGCATGCGATGCCGATGTTGTAGTTCGGATTTCTCGTCCACCAGGTGCGGACAGTCTTTTCATCGGTCGAAGCGTTTTTGAACCCCTTTGCGGTCGCTGGGTTCTTAGCTCCCTCGACGAGCGGGAACACGGCCAATCCGAGATGCGCGTACGAAAGCGCCGCATCAAGCATCGTCGTTTCCGCCATGTTTCCCACCGCCTTTCAAAATCTCTATCACGCGCTCCCCCGCCTCTGATGGAGCGCAGAACTCGAACTTGACCCCGTACTTGCGCTCCATCGTGGCGCACGCCTTGGCGAGGCGCAGCCCGCTTATCGGAGGACGCAGCCCCTTCTTCTCGTTGATGGAGTTGCGCGGGTTCTCCCACCTCGTCAGATCGTTAAGCGAGCGTATTCCCAGATCGTTCTCGGTTAGGATTACGAGCTTGCTCCCGCATTCGCGTGCGAGGATACATGCGTTTCTGAACCGTACGTGGTCGTTGTCGATGTTTGCCGCCAGCTCGTCCACCGAGCGCTTGGTGTCTACGACTATCGGAGCTGGAAGCTGGTAGTCTCCGTAGGGGAGATGGCAGCGAACCACCTTCTCCCCCACGGACGCCCAGTAATCGTTTTTGAGCACGTGCTGGCCGACCTTGTTGTTGACGTCCTCTATCAGCGCCATAGCAACTAGAACGGTACGTCTTCGTCATCGACGCACGATGCCGCGTCTACGACGTTGCCGACCTTCTCGCGGTCGTCCCGCGGAGCGGGAATCTTGAAGTCGCCGCTGCGGATGTCCTGCGAGGCGTACACGCCGCGAACCTCCAGCACTTCCTTGTCGTCGCCCTTGTCGTTGGTGTAGAAGCGCTTTTGGAGCACGACGCCCACCTCTTTGCCGATAAGCTCGTCCTCGTTGCACTGGTTCCACTTGAAGCCGCGGTTCGATTCCTCGACGCGGTTCGCGAACGCCTTGAACATGCCGAGCGCGCTTTCCTTGTAGGAGCGGAGGAACCGGTGCGCCCATCCGTTGTTCTTGCCCCAATCGTCGGAGTAGTGGCCGCTGTACTCGTCGGTCAGCTTCCCGTCGACGTACGCCTCCTCGACGTCGTAGACGATCCACAGGTACTCCTTGTCTGGAACGTCCTCAACGTCGGTGATGCGAACGACGTAGCCGCCTACGGGCAGCTTTTCCCCGAAGGTCGTCTCCTCGACGTTCGCCAATCCCAGATCTCTCATGTCTATCTCCTTTCGGTTGTCTGATCGAATGCGATGCGCTTGAACACGGTCATCAAGTCGTCGCATGTTTTGATGTCGTGGCCGTTCAGCGCTCTCAGCACTGCGGCCGCTCCCCCGTAGCAGCTTCGGTCTATCGCGTTCGCCTCGTTCTCCGACGCTATCTCGAGCATCCCCGCTGCGCGTTCCAGCTCGTCGTCGTCGACGTAGGCGCTTCTACGATGGCTAATCAGCATCGTTGGAGCCTTCCGAAATTGGAGCCATGCCCCAGTACTCGCGGATGGCCGTATCAACCGCTTTGAGGTCGTTGTCTACGATTTGGTCTTTGAACATTCCAGGGGGAGACTTCACTGGAGGTGCGGCGTTGGTGACGAAGCCGTAGGTGTCGCCATCGGTGAACGAGGTCAGGCAGATGGACACCATGCCTACGATGTTTATCTTCTCGTTGATCATCTTGCCGACGGTCGCCGGGACGGTGTGACCCTGCGCGTCCATGTCCGTGTGCATGATGATGTACACGATCTTCTCGGCGTTCTCCTTCTTCGCAGCCTGTATGGCGTTCACAAGGTTGTAGACCTCCGCGCCGATGCGCTTGTACGGTTCGTATTGGTCTCGCGTCTTCTCCGGGCCGTATGTCAGGCGCATGTAGAGATCGGTGACGGCGTAACCGAAATCGTCGAGCACGACTATCGGGCGCTTGGTCTCCAATGCTTTTTTCTGAATGGTCGGTATATCGCGTATCGCAGCCGCGTCAAGCTTTTTCCTAAACGGCAGCGGTTTTCCGATTACGTTGAAGAGCGCCGTATGCTCGCTGGGCAGGTTGCGTAGGCTGTACGACTTCCCAGTGCCGCTCTGCCCCATGATTAAAACAGGAATTGCCATTAATCCACTTCCGTTTCATATTCGACGACGAAGCCAGCGCAGGTGTGTCGCAGGCCGCTAAGCGCTTGGGATACGCAAGACTTGCCTACTCCAAGCACCTCGGCAGCCGCCTTTTCGCTAACGAAAGTTGCGATCTTCTCGCCGTCAACCATGTAGAGCGCGACTGGCTTGAACCTTTTTGCTTTGCTGTAGTTGACGTTGTATTGCTGATTGCACCATTCGAGGTTCTCAACTCTGTTGTCGGTTTTGTCCTCGTTGATGTGGTTCACGTATTGAAGCCCATCTGGGTTCGGAATGAACGCTTCGGCGACGATCCTATGCAGCGTTTTCGTTTCGCTAGCACCTCCGTTGTAGAGGTTCACGAAACTGTAGCCCGTCTTGCTGTTCAACCTTGGTTTCAAAATCCGGCAATGCCCGGTCTTGCGGCTGCGAACTTCGCCTTTTCTGTTTACCTCGTAGCAGTTCTCGAAACCCCTTACCGGGCGCCATTCCTCCAGCACGGCCACCCCCATCACTCGACCTCCGTCCCGTTGTAGCAAAACCGAACCCCTCGGTAGCAGATCGAGAAGTGCGATACGCCTCCGTCAAGGGGGACCCGGTCGATGGAGGTGTCCGTCACCCTCGCAACCTCCATGAAATCGCCCATCGAGCGGAGGTACACGGTCTTGTCGAAGTCCTCCCCGACGATGCGCTTGTGCGCTCGGTCGTAGACGCGCGCGGCATCCACGAGTGCGTTGATGTCATCGAGCCTCATGATCAGTACTCCCTCTTCAAGTAGACTTCGTTCTTCCGCTGCATCACCTTGATGCGCCAATTCAGTTTTTGGCGGTATGCCGCGTTCCGTAGCTGATTCACGACTTGCTGCGTCTTGTATCCTTTCGGGATGCCCTCGACAAGCGCAGCCTCGTAGCCGCTTTCCGCGAACTCGCTTATGGTTTCATCGGCGAACTTGTGCAGCTCGCTTAAAATCGACAAGTCGCGAACCAGCGGGATGTCTTCAACGGACACGGTTTTGAGCGCCATCTTAGATGCCTCCAATCTCGTTATTAATTGCCCTCTTCGCCATTTCGATAAGCATTTCAAGCATCGCACCTCATCAGCGTCCATCTCATCCAAAAGAGCGGTCGCCATCGCACGCGCTCCAGCGCTGAACAGCTTGCATCCAGGAGACGAGCAGCTTTCGCATTCGCAATCTTCTCTAATAGGAGCCTCCAGCATGGAGAGCTTCTCCATAACGTCAGATTTCGTGTAGGTCTTTTCTGCTTGCTCGCCGTTGATGTTGATGACGTCGTCGATGATTCCCATGATCTGGTTTCCTTCCTATCGGATGCAGGACACTAGAACGCATACGGCCCATGCGACGCAGAGCATGATTCCAGCTCCACGGCACCCGCGCTCCCATGTCTCGGGATCGTCGCGTGCCATGTCGTAGGTTTGTGGTACACTTGCACCGTCTTTCCTGACGGATGCGCGCCCACTTTCCACGGCTGGCGCGCTTTCCTTTTCACGCGGCATCTTCCGCTTCCTCCTCTTTCTCTCCCCACGCCTCGCGCACGAAGTTGGTCAGCGCTGGCTCGATATCACCCAGCGTCACGTCGCGCGGCACGTGGACGGTGGCTGACCCGTATGCACCCTCGTAGTGGTGCTCGCCGAATTGGAACACCACGGCGCTCATGTCGTTCATGTCCTCTCCTATCTCGTAGGTTGGTAGTTATTGGCACGCAAGAGCGCGGCTTGGGCCTTGCTTTCGAGCGTGCTGCTATGTTTTCAATGTGCTCTCCGAATAGGCACAGAAGCGGCAGCGTGGTACGATTCGCTCAGATTGGAGGTGGTGAAAATGGACAAAAACTTCGACGAGTTCGTCGAGCTGTTGAACACAAAGCAGAACATGAAAAGACGCAGTGAGATAATCATCAATGCGATCAACGAGTTCAAAGGCGAAGACGATCGTATCGACGTGACAAACGGTGACGCCATGCTGGCAATCGTCGCAGCCATGCAGGACTTCACATTCGATGCCATAAGGCAGTACCATGAATGGCTTAGCTCAAACTGCTAACCTCTCGCGAAAGGTCACGCCCGTCGATCGATGTGGCAATTGGTCGGCGGGCAACCAGCTCCTTCATGAACGCCAGTTCCTCAGAGGTGGCCTTTCCTTCCGCCACGCGAGACGCGAACTTCGCAAGGGACTTTTCAAGCGTTGGTGTCGTTGTAGTTTCCATACGCAGCTCCTAACTGCTGCCGCTTCCGTGCCTATCCGGTTGTCAAGGTGCGAACCGGATACCTGCATGGACGGCTGCTCTGATAGAATCGCGCGCGAAGTCCGACAGAAGACACGATTACCTCGTCGCGCTGTTCGGATCGGCTATCGGGTTCGTGCTCGGCGTAATCGCCGAACACTTCATCGGAATAGCAGCTGCAATACAATCGATAACGCAAAGCCTGCCGCAAGGCTGACCAAGAACACCCTCGAGTAGTGGCAAAAGTTCTTTCTCACAAGCGACTCCTTTCCAGCAGCCGCACATGCAGGTATTCGGTTTTCACGGTGCTAAACTGGTCGCACTTGACAACCGCATAGAGCGCAGCGGAAATGAGGCCGCTATGAGCAAGAGCGTCGATATTGGTTCTTTCGGCGATGGACTGGAAAACTGATCGAAGAAGGTGTGTCCGAGATACTGGCAGAAGGCTTAGATGCCGAATGCCCCGCTTGCGGCAAGGCGTTCACGCTCGACTTCGGCGATCTTAAATGCCCGTATTGTGGGACGGTTGTCAACGTCGGATGCTAGCGAGAAGCTTGACGGATTTCTTCAACTCCTTACGGAGGGCCTTCGCCTCTTTCTTGGCGGCCTTCAAGCCGCCCATGAGGCCGGAGAAGTCGCCGTCCACGATCACAGTGAGGTTTTTATCAGCCATGTAAGCTCCTTACTTGCTGCGCTCTATGCGATTGTCAAGGTGACTTTGCGGTGAAGCCGGCGCGCTATCCATTGCGCGAGATGGCCAGATACAGTAATTTATTTCCTGTTTGAGATGAAAAAAATATCCTGAACATCAACGCCGAGAAAGTTTGCCGCTTGCTTAGCGGTTTCGATTCGCATTGTGCTGGGATCATTTTCGTATTTATTGTAACAAGGACGTGACACGCCCAAATGGCGCGCCATGGCGATTTTTGACACACCCTTGCTTACGCGAATTTCTTGAAGCGTTTTCATCTGTCCTCCTTCCTCATAAAACAGTAATTTAATTCCTGTAGACTGTCAAGAATATTTTTACTAAAATGGAAGAAAATTTTTACTGATGGGCGGTTCTCATGGGTGTTGCTGAAAACATAAAGATGATAAGAGACATGTTTGATGTCACGCAACGCGAACTTGCAGATATTGCAGGCGTCACAGAAAACGCTGTATCAAAATGGGAAAACGGATACTCCGAGCCGAGAATGGGCGCAGTGGAGAGAATTGCTGCCTGCTATGGGCTAAAAAAACGGCACATCATAGAAGACGGTGGCATGGATCTGATCGATCCAATAACAAAAAGGCCTAAGATACTGAATGATTATCCACAAGGTGCGATAATCCCATCCCCACCACGCAGGGCATACGCCCCCCTCCTCGGTCGTGTGCATGCCGGAGACGCACAGACTCCCGAGATCATCGAGGACAACGTGTCGCTCCCTTACGAAGTGTGGGACAAGCACCGCGATGGGTATTTCTTGGAGGTCGAGGGAAATTGCATGAGCAAGGTCTACCCCGAAGGATGCTTCATATTCGTCGACCCCCGCATGGAGCCCAAGAACGGCTCCATAGCGGTGGTGAGCATAGACGGAGAAGATTATGTCATGAGGCGGCTCTACCGAGGGGCGAATACGATGATCCTCTCCCCAGACAGCTGGGAGGACGGTTACGAAGATATCGTTATAAGCGAGGGCGATGACCGTACCGTAGAATTCGAGGGTGTTGTGGTCTGGTTTCAGGCAAGCAAGGAAATGGAGTAGGCTATGGGCAATATGACAAGCAGGATTAAAAGAACTGTAACTCTGATAGCTTCATTATCTTTAGCCGCTGCACTATTTGGTTGCTCATCTCAATTAAGTAAGCAAGAAACGGAAGCTTTGGATAAAACAGCATCGATCTCCTCGATGCACTTCAAGTATCCAGGATCATGGAAAAGCGAAAATATTGACGCTAGCGGCCTCCGAGTAACATCTCCAAACAAAGACGCCTCCGTGGCTGTCAATTATTGCTATGGCGCCTACGAAAACGAACGGTCAAATCAAGAATTTATCGATGGCATAACAAACAACCCCGAGAATATACGAGATTATTCAGTTAATGGGTATTCGGGCAAAAAGTTTAATTGCAAGGTTGACGTTGATGGAGCCACGTATGATGCTCAGTGTGTTTTCGTTGTAGTTGGAAATGACATAGCAGCAATGTATGCGGTGTATGATTCGTCAAAACATGCAAACACGATAGACGACATGCTTACATCTGTGCAAATTAAAGAATCAGAACAAAAAACTGAACAGAAAGACGCATCTCAAAAAGAGAAAGCGCAGGAAGAAAAGAAAGAAGAGCCGATTCCTTCTACGCCGTCGGAATCGGTCAGCCAGAAAAATGCTTTGGAAAGCGCAAAAAACTACCTCGACATAATGCCATTTTCATACGACGGGCTGATTGATCAGCTAGTTCACGATAAGTTTTCTAAAGAAGATGCCACGTATGCAGCCGATAAATGTGACACAAATTGGGACATGCAAGCAGAAAAGGCTGCAGCATCATATCTAGACATAATGCCATTCTCCCGTGATGGGCTTATCGAACAACTCATCCACGATGGCTTCACCGAAAGCCAAGCAGCACACGGAGCCGATTCTGTAGGACTGTAATCTGGAAACACATATAAAAATATTTGTTAGAACAGTTTACACGTGTTAAAGTATTTGTTATACTTATCCCATCGGAAGGAGGAGCGATGAAAGACTACTCGTCGAGGGAAGTCATCAAGCTGTTGAAAGCCGATGGGTGGTACGAGGTCGGAACAGTCGGGAGTCATCACCAGTTCAAGCACCCGACCAAGCCGGGACGCACTACAGTGAAGCACCCGACCAAGAGCATCCCGCGCAAGACCCTCGACAGCATAGAGAGGCAATCGGGGCTGCTGTTCAGGTAGCCCCACCCCCTCTACCGCGCCTCGCAATCAGAATTGGAGGATCGAATGAAGAAGAACGACAGGTATATCTACCCCGCCGTTTTCACCTACGAGCCCGGACAGGAAATCGCCGTGACGATTCCAGACCTCGACGTGGCGACCAGTGGCGAGAGCGACGACGATGCGCTTCTGTCAGCGCGGGAGCTACTAGGATGCGTGTTGTACGGCCTCGAAGAGGACGGCGAGGAAATCCCCGCGCCCAGCCAGCTCAAAGATGTGAGCGTAGCCGAAAACGAGCATACGGCGCTCGTGGACGTGTACATGCCATCGGTCAGGCAAGCCCAGTCGAGCAAGGCGGTGAACCGCACCGTGACGCTGCCCGCCTGGCTAAACTCGCTCGCGGTCGAGCACAACGTGAATTTCTCTCAGACCTTGCAAGCTGCGCTGCGCGACCAATTGAAGGTTCATTAGGAAAGACGCGAAAGATAGAAGATTACGGAACGATGAAAGCCCCGCGCTTATGGGCGGCCACCCAGCGCGAGGCTTCGACAAAATACCAACCGAATAAACGGAAGGCAGGTGAATTGTACCATGCAGCCATCTAATTGGGTATGCTGCGCATATCTTCGCAAGTCGCGCGAGGACGACAGCCGCGCCTCTTCCGGGATCCCGAAAGAGGAGATAACCAAGGAAACACTAGCCAGGCATCGCAGGATAATAAACGGCCTCGCCGACGAGAACCAGCACAAGATAAGCCAATGGTACACCGAGGTTAAATCAGGCGAAACCATCGATGGTCGCGATGCGATAAAGCTGCTGCTGTCCGATCTAGCATCGGGAAAATGGGATGCCGTGTACGTTGTAGAGGCATCCAGACTCGGACGCGGCGGCGGGGCCGACCAGGAAAAGATAGTCAACGCCTTTCGATACACGGGAACATGGCTGATAACGGAGGATAAGCGATACGATCCCGAATCGAAATCGGACATGAAGCAGCTTAAGAACGAGCTGCGCAGCTCCGAGGACGAACTGGACAGCATCACCGCCCGCCTGATCCGAGGTAAAGTTCGCTCGGCGAAAGAAGGGCGCTGGCAATCGACGGGGAGAACCCCCTACGGATGGACCGCCGTAAGGATAAGGGGCATCTGGCAACTAAGGCCAGACGAGAACCATCCGCACATGCTGAGGATCTATGACCTGCTGGAGGCAGGATACGGATTCAGCGCAATCGCAGACACTTACAATCGCGAGCATGTCCCAACAGCAAGAGGCGGATACCACTGGACGGCAGCCGCAATGCGCGCCATCGCGCTCAATCCCGCGAACTGCGGATACGTCAGATACGCGCAACGCCATGTACAGCGCGTGTTCGATCCGGAAACGTTCGAGGTTCACAAGGTGCGGGTGCTGAACGAGGATCCCATCATCGTCAAGGGCCTGCACTACGGTACGGGCGGTATACCGAAGGAGCGATTCGACCGCATTACGAGGAGACTCACCGAATCGGCGCGCGTCCACGCTGGCCGAGAGCTTCTTAACCCGCTTGCCGGCATTCTGCGATGCGGAAAGTGCGGTTACTCGATGAACTACCATCAGATGAGCTCAGGCAAGAGCAAGGCGTATTTCTACCAGCACAAACGACCGAAAGCCATGACGCGCGAATGCGACGGTTGCCGTGGCGCTAGAGCAACGCTCGTGATGGAGGTGTTGATCGAAACGCTCAAGCGAACCATAGACGATATCGAGATGCGCATTGGATCGGATGACGGAACATCGGAATACGAGAGCCGCCTATCTTCGTTGAGGACAGCACTCGAAAAGGAGGAGGCGGCTAGATCGCGCGCCATGGAAGCGTTCGAAGCTGGAATCTACTCGATTGACGAGCTTAAAGACAGGAAGGATAAGGCAGATAGGAACATCAGGAGCATCGAACGCGAGATGTCGGAATTGAAGCCGCCGCAGTACACGCCAGGAATGATCGTCTCTCTACACGAGTGTATCGACCTTTTAACCGACGACAGCATAGCGGCGCAATCGAAGAACGACCTGCTTAAATCGCTGATCGCCAGGATCGACTACTACAACGACACCGAGCCTTACGTGCTGCCGAACAAGATACATCTCGATATTTTTTTACGCTAAGCACCTATCATCGATGGCTGTACCCGTGCAACATAGGATGATAGATGTTATAAAACCATTGATCTGGAAGGAATAACAGCATGAAGAACAGGGGAAATAAGAAACGCTGCTACGCCTTCGCCTAGCACATGGAGGCGTTGCGATGGTCGGACGATCCGCGCGACCACGTCGCGGCGTGCCCGGTGGCCGCCGCACAGGGCTTATCAAGCCCGTAAATCGAACCCCAAACGCAAAAAAATAGGGCGCACCCGTCATGGATGCGCCCTCTTCGCTTCATTGCTTGCGCAAGTACTCCTCGCCCCCGTCGGCGGTCCCCACGGCGATGTAGCGCGTCTCCCCCGTCCAGGACGTGTAGCGCCCCCACAGGTAGCCGTCGGCCTCCTTGCCCCAGTCGTCCAGGACGACGGTCTCGCCCTCGGCGTACGACGCGACCACGGCACCGGACATGCCGGGAGCGTCGCGCACGTTGAGCGAGTCGGCGACGCACTCGTAGGTGCCGCCGGAAACGCCCGACGGCGCGGGAGCGGGCTGCGAAGGCTGCGCGCCTGCCCCGTCGGCCTTGCCGTTGTAGGCCAGGATGCCGTCCCAGGGGAAGTCGTAGTACGGGCGCATCAGGCTCTCGCCGCCGGTCTGGTCGCCCACCTGCCCGCCGACGATGCCGCCGTGCTCGTTGGACAGGTACTCGCTCAGCATGTCGGGAACCGCGCTCTGGCACATGGCCGTGTGGTTGGCCTCGTTGAGGTAGACGTCCCCTCGCTGGGCTACGTAGCCGTCGCCCATCGGGTGCCACTCGAACAGCCCGGAGCCGACGAACGCGGCGCGCATGTCGCCGGTGTACGTCGCGGCGTCCAGCGCGCCCTCGTAGGCGCTGCCGCGCAGGGCCTCGCACCAGCAGTCTATGACCGAGCTGGAGCAGTCGCGGTCGCCGACCAAGAACGGCGCGCGCACCCCCTCGCACTCCCACCACTCGACGGGGCCGGATCCCCACCGCCCGTCGCCCTGCGTGTAGCCGAAGCGGCAATCGTCCACCTGGCGGCGGTGGAACGTCGCCGCGACGTTCGCGCGATCAGGCATTGGGGGCCTCCTTTTCGGTAGGCGCGAGCGCGGCCACGACGGTGGCCTTGTCGTTGGTGGTGGCCGTCACCTGCTTGGTCGTCACCACTTGGTTGATGGTCTGCGCGCTGGCCGCGCTCTTGCCGTCAACGTAGGCTTCGGCGGCAGCGTAGATGGCCGCGCTGAGCATGGTGCAGACCATGCCCGTGGTGGTCAGCGCGGTGTTGTCGGTCGCGATGCCCGCGACGCTGCCCCCGATGGACGCGAGCGCCGCTGCCACGGCGATCCAGAACTTGCGGCTGGTCAGCTTGGTTTTCAAATCGCTCATTTCGATTCCTCCTTCTGCGCGTGCTTCGCGCTTTCGATCTGTGCCTCTTCCTCGAAATCGGGCACGTCCCCGATCCCGATCTTCGATAAAAACGCGTTGGGTGTCTTTTTTGGGAGCGCGCTCCCCTCCTTCGCCATCTTCAGCCGCGCCAGGCTCACCGTCTCCACGATGAACAGCGCGGCGGTGCCGTACGTCACTTCAGGCGGCAGGAACGCCCCTATGGCGAGCCTGCACCACGCCTGGAGCAGGACGTACGCCGTCCAAGTGACGTACATGAGCGCGATGATGACCGTGCTCCCCTTGGGCTTTCTCACTTGTCCTCCAAACGGTCGATGCTGTTGAACAGCGTCTTGAACTTCTCGTCGCACTGTTTCGGCTGCTGTTCGAGCTTGAACACGCGCTCTATGACGCCGTTGTGCTTCTCGACGTGCGCCGACAGGTCGACGACGTCCTTCTTCACGCTCTCGATCCGCTCGGCCATTACGGCCGACTGCTTGTTGTTCGCGACGATGACGCCGATCAGCGTGACCACGCCCGTGATGCAGGCGGCTATGATCGCCTCCAAGGAATCACCTCCATTCAGGCATCAAAAAAAGCCCCGCAGGGCTTGCCTCGTCGATTCTCCGGTTGGGTTTCGTTTTCGAGCGAACAGAAGCCTATTCAGCCGATTCTTTGTCCGCCTTTGCGCCCTCGTCCGCGTCCAGGAGCGCTTGCACGCCGCCTCGCCAGAGCGCAGGCACGTTCTCGATTTCCCACTTGCCGTTCTTCACCAGGTTGTAGTAGACCTTGATCATTGTTGGTTCCTCCTGTCTTGTCTTTATTCTCCGGCGACGAGCGCGCCGAGCTCGGCCACCGCCACCATCAAGTCCTCGATGCTCGCAGAGCCGTTCGCCGCCATCACGCCGAGTTCTCCCATGCCCATCTCGGCGTTGTCCATGCGCTCCGGAGCCCCTTCCAGGAACTCCTCCCTCTCCGCTGCTTTGGCGGCAGCCGCCTCCGCCTCTTCTTTCCGCTTCGCGATTTCGGCAAGCTCGTCTTCGGTGTAGGCTCGGTAGCGCTGGAACTGCCAGATATCCTCCACGGGGTTCTCATGCGGCATGTCGTCTGGGATGGAGCCGTCGAAGTCGACGATATTCCCGCTATGGTCGCGCGTCTCCCAATGGCCTTGCTCCTCCACGTCGATGACGATGGCCACGTCCTTGCCACCGTTGGGATACTCGGCGATGACTTCCTCGTGTGTTTGTTCCTCCACGTCGACGATCCACGTGTGGACGACGCGCACCTGCTCGCAGGATAGCTCGCCTTTCTCCAGTTCCGGGTTCTCGATTTCGTTTCCGTCTCCGTCGAAAATCTTCATGTATAAACCTCCTTATGCTGTTCTGCGCCATACGTAAACGTCTTTGTACGCCGGCATGTTGTTATGGGATTGCCCGCCGCCGATGTACGTCAGATTCAAGTACGCGTACTCGCTCCCTTCCGTGAACGCGCTCGTATAAAGCGCATCGCTAAATCCGGCGTTCCCGTTGACGTCTCCCGACGAGTAGGCCTTGTTCTTGGGCAGCTGCGCCGTGGTCAGCGTGTGCGTGTCAGATCCGCCCGTCGCCGTGTCGTTCGCCGCGCGCAGGAAACGCCCTGTGACCTGCGTCCAGGTGCCGCCGAACAGCGATGCCGGCGAGGTTGCGCTCTCGGAGATGTAGTACGCCCCGACTGGATACGCTTTGAGGGCTATCCCGTTGATTTCGTCCGCGCTGTGCTTGTGCCCGACGAACGGCCCCTGCCTGTCCATCAGCAGCACGGGCTCTCCGACCGCCAGCCCGTCGATGGGGATGCGGTACAGCGGGAAGTCCGCTGCGGAGTCTTCGGCTAGGACGCTGCCTTGGACGTAGGCTGTCTCTTATACACATCTGACGCTGCCGACGATACTCCT